GCGGCGGCGATCCATGCTCAGGGCAAATTGTGTCGCTCTTATCAATGTCTGACCGCTCCCGTCGGCACGCCTTAAGGAAGGGAAAGGCGTAATCCGTCATGCCATGTAATACAGGTCCAGCAGCTTGGTGCCGTTATAGGTGCCTGCCGGCGTGTACAGATTTTTCTCGATGTAGGTCCCATCCACTGCCAGGCTTCCGCCCGAGTCGGCCGTCCCGTTGAACAGCGCCAGCAGCAGCGCCGCCGGATAGCTCACGATGTGCGGCAGGCCCACCAGGGTGGCCACGCCCACGCTGACCGTGTCGTACGCCACGCCCGGCGTGGTGTTGGTCGAAGTGGGTTCTGATGTCAGGCCGGTGCACGTGCCGTTGGCCGTGCTGATGTTGAGCGTGGCGTCGTTCGCAGCCGCGACCAGGGCAGTCAGTACCACGTTGGCGCCCGCTCCCCCGACCGAGAACATGGCGTTTACCGACGTATCGGCTGCCAGCGCCGTTATGATCTTGCCGGCCACCACCGTAGCCGAATCGCCGTTGGTCACTGCTACGTTGATTGTCTTCGGGCTGCCACTCATCCCGGCTGCCGTCACGATCACAGTCGCGTTACCGGTGAGGGTCACCGATCCCACTACCGTGGCGGTGTTCACCTGGGCGGTGTGTGCGTGCGTTTCCACCGGAACGTCGACCTCCACCACGGTTTTGAAAGCCTTGACGCCGGCCACCGCGCTGGCTCCCGATAAGGCGATCGTGTCGCTGATCAGCTCGTCCTGGATGTTGGTCCCGATCACCGTCACGTTGCCGGCAATGCCCGACACGCTGCCTTTGACCGATGCCACGCGCGGCACGTCCGGGGCGCTGAATCCGCTCAGGATCTTCTGCGTGGCCACGTTCAGGTTGGCGGCCGCATGCACCGCCGTCGCGCTGGCCACCACCGGGGCAATCTGGTAGTGCCGCAGGTGCAAATTCTCCAGTATTCCCACCGCGCTGGGCGGCAGATCCAGCTCGTTCAGCCGCGCTGCCGGCACCGTCACCAGCGCGCCATCCAGCGTCAGCGCTCCTGCGGTGATCAAGGCCACGGGGTTGGGCATCCAGCCCAGTAAAGCGTGGGCAGCCACATTGCCCGGGTTCACGTAGATGGTCACACCGTTCTTGGTTAGTCTCGTCTTTGCCATAATTTACCGTTCCTTTGTCTTCCTGGTGGATCCCGTAGGGGCGCTCCTCGAGGCGTCGCCCGAGCCGGCGTTCGCGTAGCATCCCCATCAGGGGACAAGCCGGCCGACGATCAGTCTTTCTTCGGCGCTGGCGCGGCCACTGCGGCCGGTTTCCGTACCGTCCGCTTCGGCGCCGTCTCGGCCTTGACGATCTTCTCGGCCGTCTCCACGGCTTGCTTGAGATAGCCCTGGTCGATCACCGTCCAATGGGCCTTGATGTGCGCAGCGACCGTGTCCGGATGGACCAGGAGCTGCTCGCCATCCTTGAACATCTTGACCAGCTCGGCCTTTACGGGTTTCCCCTCGGCCTTCAACTGCATCACCCCTGCCTGGGCCATCTTCACCAGGTCTTCCGGGTGCAGCAGCTTCCAGCCCGCTTGCCGGTGCGCATCCACTGTCGCCGGGTGCACTTCGATCACTTCCTCCGGGTCCTCCGGATTGACCATCTCGAAAAACCCTGCTTTGGTTGTCATACTTCCTTCTTTCTTTTTTCCCTCTCCTGAGTTTTGCTCAGGAGAGGGGTAAGGGGTGAGGTTCTTTCCTGCTTACTGATCACTAATCACTGATCACTAGCTGAGCAGAATGGCGATATTGTTCTGCTTGACTGCCGCGACGCCCCACAGGATCGCCACGTCATAGGCGACCCGGCGGTACTGCTTGTACATGGCGATCTGGAAGGCCAGATTGGAGAGCGGGTCTTGGACCACGATCACGTCGTCGGCCGCGTCGCCCATGGGCGGCATGGCCGGCGTGCGTGCAGCCAGCAGCAAGGCGTTCCGGTCAAACGCGCACAGCGGGGTGAAGTTGTTGCCGATCGTCATGGCGTTCGAGGTGGCGATCGTAACCAGCGCACCGGGCAGTCCAAGGGTGATTGTGCCGGGGGCGGCCACGCCCACATTGACCACGTACTTGTTGACCGCATCGGCGGCGAAGGTCACCACGTCGCCGGCCAGCACGGTACCGGAACCGGTCTGCAGCACGATCGCTGCCACGCCCGGGGCGGTCGAGCCGTTGGTCACGTAGGACGTTCCCGTTCCTTTCGTGATCGCTGTCACCTGGCCGGACTCGTGCAGGCTGAAGCCTTCCACCTGCCCAAGGGCGCCCTGGCGCAGCATTGCATCCGTGCCGGATTCGTTGACCTTCAGGAGCAGCGACTGCGTGCCGCGCAGTTTCGCTGCGGCAGCCGTGCTGAGCACCAGGTGCATATCGCTCATCGGAGCGCCGTTATCCGCCAGGATCTTGCGGGTCTGGGCCACGTCGGTGAAGTCACCAACGGTTGCGAAGGGCAGGGTTCCCGCCGTGCCGTAGGCACGCGAGGCTCCCTGGTAGGCGGCGACGACCAGCGCCGCTTCGATTTCGTTAACTAGCGAGCGGAAGGCCTGGTAGAACTGGTTCTGGACGATCGTTTGATCGTTCCCACCGTTCTTTAGGCCGAGCAGCTCTTCGCCCGTCAGATAGAACGGGTAATCGCGCATGTGGCTGAGGGTCATGGTCGGAGCGGCGACAGTCATGTCGGACGGCGAAGGACCATAGGCAGCCGGAGTCAGGGTCCCGACCGCGCCTTGCCCGACGACCGGCCAGCTGATCGTTTCGCCCAGGGCCGCTTGATCGGTCTTCGCGTTGCGGGATACCGCCGGGATGTACCCGACCAGCTCACGGGTGATCTGGTCCAGGGCGGCGTAGATGGTGGGGTATAGCCCAGTAAATGTGTTTGCCATTTTTCACTCTCCAATAGATATTCTTATTTGATCTGTCAGGCTTATGCAGTCGCTCCAGCTTAGGCAGCCGGATCTTCGACGACTTCGCCACCGTTCCGGATGAAAGCCGCCTTTTCGACGGTTCCAAGCTCTTCGAACTTGGACCGCTGCATGTGCTTTTCATCCTGTTTGGGGGTCACGGGCTTCCCGTCCGGTTTGACTGGCTTGCGCCCGGCTATCTCGATCAGCTCGTGCTCGTGCGCTTCCAGCGCTTCCCGTTCCTCGATGGTCTTGGCCAGTTTCCCGACCTCGCCACCGTCCGGGCCCTTGGCGCCCTTGCCGTCCTTGCCCATCAGGGCTTCGAACTTGCTGCGCTCTTCGGGTGTGAAGTCACGCGCTTCCTGGTCGATCAGGTCGACCAGGGTGCGTACCTCGGCGATCTTTGCCGCCCGCTGTTGACGTAATTCGATCGTATTCATGCCTTTTTCTCCTTCGACCGAGGCGGCCTCAAGCCGCCATCGGGCATGTCGGCGACCTGAGTCGCCGACGTTGGTTAGAACAGATCCGCCAGATCCACGTAGTGCCGGTAGGTCGCCCGGCGCGCCCGCGCCAGCGACTGCGCCACTGCATCCGCCGCATCCCCGCCGCCTGGCAGGAGCTCCGGTTGCTCTGACGAAAGTTCGAGTAGTTTCGAGCGTACTCCTACGCTCGTCTGGGGGAACGCCCCCCATGTCACCGGGCTGACGTCGATCAGCTCGGAAAACACCAAGATTGTCCGCAGCGGCAGGATGTTCTTATCCGCCGGCTGGTCCCACTGGTCCGACTGCACGTTGAAGGCAAAGCTGCTCTGGTTCACGTCCCCCCTCTTGATCTTGGCATACATCGCCATCGCTTCCGGGTCCTCCGGGTTGGCGTCGATGGAGTAGTGCAGCCCGTCTGCCTGGTCGCTCAGCCGCAGAGTCTTGTTCGTGGTGCGTCCCAGCACGATGTCCCAGTTATGGTTCGGCGCCGCGATCACGTCCGGGTTGGTTGCCAGCAACTGTGTGAACGATCCCGGTTTGATGATCTCCCGGAAATACCCGCCGATCACGCTTTCCTGGTTGTACACCGTCGCCACCCCCTCGATCACCGGGTGGTCGTCCAGCAGCCCCGCCCGCAGCTGCACTTTCACCGAGCGGGTTTCGTAGGCTGGGTTGATCTCCAGGCTCTTCAGCTCTGCCGGCGTCTCGCCGGCATCCTTCAGGTGGGCAGCCGCATGGTTGTACACTCCCTGGCGGTCCTTGTCCGGGATGTCCGCGCCGCCCATCCCGCCGTTCAAGATCCCGATGATCGACTGGCAGGCCTTCACGTTGGCCGCCCCGATCTTGCCATCCGCTGCTGCCACCATGTGATGCGGCATCTTATAGGCCGCTTTGGTCGTCGCGTCCTTGTCTGGATCCTGCCAGGCGAACTCGCCGCGATAATAGGCCTCGTCGCCGTCCGCCTTCAAATTCTTCGTGTTCGCGCCGCCGTCCCAGGCGCCGTCCGTCGTTGCTGTGTGATGAACTGCTATTGCACTCATTCTCGCTCCTTCACAGTTAGTTCCACGCTGCCAGCATGCACTCGCAGCCATCATGCGCCGGCGGGTGTCCCACGTTCCCGGATGGCTTCAACGGGCTGCTGGTCCCGGCCGGCTGGTAATCCTCGCCCGCGTTCAAAAAGTTCTTGGTCACTGAGACCACCTGGCCGTCCAATCCTGCACAGTAATTGCACGCATTGGCATCCGTTACCACCCACACCACCTCGCTAAATCCCGCCGCGACGAATACCGCCTTTGCAACCGCGTTACCTTCCCGCACCGATTCCCGCCCGGCGATCTCGTCCGACCTGGTCTCTTCCCAGTCCGCCAGGTCCCCGTTCAGCACTTCCAGTGGATCTGCCCCGCTGGCGTTCGCCTCGTCGATGGCACGTTGGACCATCTTGCGCACTTCCGCTTCGGAGATCCCGCAATGCCGTACTGCGTAGCTGTCCAGATACGCCTGCACGAACTGCTCGATTTCGGGTGTCCAGCCATCCGAGCTCGTCTCTTCACCCGCCGCCCCCGCCACCAGCTCCCCGTAGCTGCTGATCACCGGCGCAAATTGCTTCTTCACGAAGTCCTGGTGCCCCTCGTAAAACAACTTCAGCCAGGTATCCATTTGGCCCGCGTCTCTTTTTTCTTTCCTTTCCCCGGTCCCTGGCTTCAAATACTTCCCCGCTGCTTCCTTCACGTCGTGGATCTCACGCCGCAGGCACCTGGCTGCCACGTCCTTGATCACCGGCCGCTCAGCCACCATTAGCCGGCGCCGGGTCTCCACCGCTGACTTGGCTCGCTTCATCCGCTCTTCGGTAGAGAAGCGGTCCAGCAGGTGGCTTTCGACGATCATGGGGGTCTTGGAGTGGTTCCCGCTCTGGTCGTTGACCGTGTTCGGGTCCATCGGCGCCCCCTGCCCGACCGCCTGCATGTTCAGCGGCATCATGTACGTGTCGCCGCCGTCGATCGGCCCCAGATTCTCCAGCTCGCGGATGTCGTTGGCTGACAGGAAGCCCCACTGCCGCCCCTGCACGTACGACGTATAGCGCGCCGCCGTGTCACCCCGCAGCAACCCGTCAAACATGATCTCGTTGTAGTAGCGCTGGCGCTCCGCCTCGGTCAGACACTGCATG